TATCATATACACTCAACACGCAACTCTTGAAGTAGAGTTGTTTCTAACAATAAAGGAGGTGTTCTAATGAAAGAAGTTTGGAAATGGGAAATGATAGCTAACCTTGAAGAATACTATATTAATAGCTCACACTATTGCATAGACGAAGCAGATGAAGAAGAATCTAAAGAAGTTTACGATTTCTTTGAAACTAGAATAGTTTCAAATCCTAAGTTTGAAGACTTTTATAAAGCTTTAGAGCACGCTGAAAACCTATATCGTTATTTGCACACATTTTTGCCTAATGAGCAAGATGTGTTGTATATGTTTATTGAATCAAGTACTCATGAAGAACCTTTTAACATAAGGGCTTTTAAGTTTTCTTTGAAAGATAATGAAAACTATTCAGATTTTCTGCTTAGAAACATTAATGAGCTTTTTAAGAAATCGTTGCCCGATCTTTTAAAGAGTAATGCTAGGAAAGCAAGTATCTATGCTTCAATCTATAGAAAAAGAAAAGTTGACGCTTATGATGAATACGAAGAATATTCTGATTCTTTTTACGAATACATACTTTTAGACATTGTTTTGAAGCTTCACATGAAAGAGGAGGTGATTTGAAAAGAAAAGAAGTTTTTACTAAAGTTATTGTATCTTTGCAAAATCTCTCGCAATGCAGAGTATCTGATGAAGTTATTTATCGCATGAAAGAACATTCTAGTCTTATTCCTTTTTGGCGAAAGTTTAATAGAAAAATCCTTTCTCAAGTGAGCAAAATACACCAAGTAGAAATAGACATTCTTTTCAATGATAAAAAAATCGCCTCAAAAAATACCGATATTCGCAACGAAAAGTTTCTTTACAAAATCGTTGAAAACAAAAATACAGAAAACCTAGATAAAGACTATCACATATTTGCAAGCATTAGTTTTTATGGATTTCTTGAAGAAGACTTAGTAAGGTTCTACATAAATCTTGAGGATAGAGTAGTGTTTAGAGATTTGTTTTAAGAAAAATGCTTTCGTTTATTTTTTTTAATCGCTCAAAAATAAGTAAACGCTATCCTATTCTTTAGTGCGCCCCATTCTGCTCACTACCCATTACCCCCCCTCTTGACTAAACAACGCTTTAGTGTTAGGCTAGGGGTAGCCTAACCCTACCCATAGGGTTAGGCGGGGAGGTAAGAGATGAAGGAGAAAGAGATGAAGATCTACAAGTTAGAAGAAGTAGTTAATATTGTGGAGAATCTTCGTAAAAGCTTTTTCTATGTTCTTAAAGTAGATAATGTTAAAGATTTTGAGAATGGTCTTGCTCTTATCAATCTTTTTAGCGATGAATACATGCTTGTTCAAGAGGATGAAAAACTCTTCTTTAACTATGTTACTTCTCGTTATGGCGTTTTTAAGTTTTCTGAACTTGATAACATCAATCCTATTTTTGAACCTGATAATCCTGTGTATATTTCTCGCTACTATTTTCTCACAAAGAATGATACTATTTACTATGTAAACTCCTATTCCGGTATGTTTAAGGAAAATATTATTTACAAACCTCTTCTATTAAACTTCTCCAATAAACATACAAAGGGGAATATTATGAAGCGTGATGTCTACAAAATCATCAACATTCTTGAGAATAATAGAAATGTTGCCAATACTTTCCTTGAACAAAATGTAGATGATAAGGATCTTGAAAAGTTCTTGAAAGCTTTTGGTCCAAGGGTCATAAAAAAAGCCCTAAATAGTGTAGCTAAAGAGAGTGAGATTAATGTTGAGTTTCTAAAGAGCTACATCACGAATGTTAGGGATATGGTTCAGCTAGCTATTGATATCGTAGAAAAGAATAATGAGTCCTTGAATGCTGTTAAGGGATTGGTAAGCACATCTGAAGAGTTCACTAAAATCCTCGTAGATAAATACAACATCATGAGCTTGTTCTAAGCAATATTTAGACTTCACTACCCCGCTTTGGGGTAGTGAAGTTTTCTTTTCGTTTTGCAAAAATGAGATATGTCTGCTGATGCTAAGCTAATCACGATTACTCTTTATAGGCCCAAAAATAATTTAAAGTATAAGATTAAAACAAAAACTTTGTCTATATTTTCACAAGAAGACTTTTTAAAAATATTTGAAAAAAGGTTGGCATCGCTAAAAACAGAAATAGAAGAATCTTCAAAATTTTTTATTGTTCAATACAAAACCTCAACGCTAAGATTTGAAGTAAAAAGAGGATTTGAAAAATACTACACAACTCCTAACGATTTTGATAGCTTTGTAAAACAAGTAGCTCACAAGTTTAAAAAATTTTTGAGCAAGAAAAAGATTTATCGCCTAGCATTTCAACAAAACCCAATAAAAAAGAAAATCAAAGAAAAGTATCATCTCCTATCAATAGAACTAGAAAACGAAGATAAGCTATACAAACTCCCCTCAAACTACGACACAATCGTTTATTTGCACTTCGCAACAATAAAAGATGCTTACTATTATCGTAGCAATCCAAGCGTTTACAGCAATGTTTTGAAGGAAATCTTTTTTGAAAACCTGATTTCAGCGCCAAGACAAATAAATGAAGAAAAAATCCTCTACAATCTCTCAAAAACACTAAATCACAAGTTTTACCTTTCTGGTGAACGAATAAATGACAGAGTGTTTTATTTTAACTACCACTTTTCGCTAAACATTTTTCTTGAAGAAGTTTTCTGAGGAAAATAAATAAACGCTATCCTATTTTTATTGTTGCGCTTAGCGCATTCACTCGCAAGGAGGCGCTTGACTAAACTTATGGCCTTGTGATAGGCTAGGAGTGCCCCCCTAGTGGGGCAAGGGAGGTAAAGATGGAGAAAGTAGGAAAGGTCAAAAACATCGCTAAAAGGATTCTTAGCAATGGGTTTCCTGTCCTATTCCTCGGCGATAGGGGAATAGGAAAAACTAGTATCGCTTGGGAAATCGCAAAAGAAATGGGTTTAGATGTGTTCTATCTTAATGTTTCGCAAATGTTCCCTGAAAATATCTCTTTCCCCCAGGTTAAAGAGGAGATGCTTCACTTCATCACTTTTGATCTTAATAATAAGGTTGTAATCCTTGATGAGCTAACTAACAGAAATCCTGATATGCATTCTTTGTTGCAATCCCTTGTTCTTGATAAGAGGATTGGCGACAAAAGGTTTGAAAATATTTACTTTATTGCTACAGGCAATAAACCTGAACAATCTTCAGTAGCTACAATAATCCCTCGTCCATTAGTAGAAAGGTTTGTGGTTATTGATTTTCCCATTCCTTCAAAAGAGGAATGGGCTTCATATACGATGAGTAGAGGAGGAAATCCTCTTTTTGTATCTTTCATTCTTAATAGTCCAGATCATATGTTTTATGAAGAACCCAAGGATGACGACCTAAACCAATATCCTTCCCCAAGAAATAATACTCGTACTGCTATTCTTCTAAAGGATTTAATCAATAACGAAATGGTAGGAAATGAAGATTATGTTATGTCTATTGATAGCGAGCTTGATATTATCATCTCTGGATCTTCTGGAAAGAAAGTATACTTGGCCTTCAAAAACTATATTATTCAAGGCAGATATTACTCTTTCAAAAACTATGTTAAAGGTGATTATCCTCGTAATGATAGCGAGGTTCTTTCGCTAATCGTAGATGTAGCAGATCTTGTAAAAAGGGGAATGATTGATTTGAACAAGTTTAATGAGATCTTTGAATACATTCACAAAAATCACAAAAAGTACGATCACTACATGCTCTCCTATACTGCACTAGTAAATGGTAATGAATGGAAGGCCAATGTATATGAATATGCTCATACTCACAAGAATAGTGCGCTGAGCAAGTATCTGCAGAATATCTCTAAGAAAGGCGTTTAGAAAGAAAGGGGGTAGAGGAAGATGACTGATATTAAAGTCGTAGCCAAAAAGATTGAAGATACTGAATATTTGGATATCTTTAAAGTAATCCTTTTTGCTCCAAATCGTACCAAAAATAAAGAACCTCTACTTTATACTCTCAATGGTTATGAAGATTTACTTGTGGCAGATATTTATATATTCCCCGATGAGATTAATGGTCAAAATGTTGGTATGTATGGTTTCACTACCTATGAGAGAAACAAGCCTGTGATTTATCTTAATGAAAAACTTTTCACCAAATATACTCCTGTTTATAATGCTGTTGGTGCTACTTTATTCCATGAAATACTACACCAGAGATTATCTCACATTAGAAGATTTGAACATTATTTTAAGAGGAATCCAATGCTTACTAACTTTGTCTTAGACTTGTTCATTCAAGAAATCGTCTATCAGTTCATTGATGATCCCAAAGAAATCAAGGAGAATAGTGTATGCTTTGAAAACTTTGAAAAAACTATTCGTAGTGGAGTTAATACTCTAGGAATGCAACTTAAACCAAATCTTAAAGGTGTTGATATTGAACAACTAAAGAAAATGAGTGATTATGAACTAATAGAGTTCTTCTTTGATTTGTTTGAACCCGTAGCAAAGGAGATTTCGCAAATGATTAGTGAAACTATTGATAAACATCTAAATAATCAAGGTAGCCAACAAAATCAAAATAACAATCAAAACAAAAATGGTCAACAGAATCAGGGTGAACAAAACAATAGTAATCAACAAGGTGGACAAAATAATCAACAAGGACAAGATTCTCAATCTAATAACGGCTCACAAAATGG